AAGTGGACGACCCTCCACATCAACAGCAAAAGCCTTTTGCCAGTTGTCTGTCAGTTGCATCTTAAAGCGATGAAATCGAGCCTGAACCCGATGCTGACAAAACCCCTCATCGGTCAAAGCTGACGCTGTGCTATAGACAACAGGATCATCTTGCCTGTCGCGTGAACCGATCGACATGGTCACAGAGCCTGTGCCGCTGATTTCAAAGGCGGGGACAGTTCTTGTGACAACCGTATGCCGATCCTTTGCGAGAGAAAACTCAGCGGTCTCGATAGTGGCGTCCATGGCGTCGCCATTAAAAGCATATATTTTGGAATTATACGCACCGCCGAAAAGAAAACTGCCGCCGCGATAGATTGAATCGAGCGCACCTGTAATGCTATCCATGTCAGAATTGATGTTGTCGAGACCTTCCATAGTCACGCCAGACGTGAAAAATGGCGCGATCAACTCTGCTTGAACAAGGGCAATCGACCATTTCCCAAGAACATAATGATATATGATCATCTTGTCTGGCTCGCCGTCAGTCGAGTCATTTGACACATAAGACCAGCAAACAATCTGATTGATCGGGTCAACAGCGGCTGACATTTTATCGGTCTTGGATGTGTCAACGTCATTCATCCACCAACGATTAACTTTTTCCGCGCCGATCGGATTTGCGCCTCTCCCATCGAATGAGAAAAACCCATCGTCAGATATAAAGAACGTCGTTTTGCCAATATTCGCGACAGAGTTCTTGTATTTACATCCGCGAGATGTTTCGACCATGTCGATCTGATAGATCAGCGGAGAGCCAACATATTGAGCAACAGCAATCCCGCGCTCCATCAATATTGTCGCAAATTCACCGCCCACAAGACCTGTGATAGCCCCAGCATCGCCGCCGAAAATATCCTGAAAGTCAGATTGATCTGTGCCAACTGTCCAGCCAGTTTCATCGTTTATCGCAGACCATCTGGTGCGAAATGGGATTTTGCCGCTGCCCTCATCAATCGAGGCCACCCAAACCTGATCCCTTACAACTGCAATGAAATCAGCTTTCGGGGCTGACACGCTGAGATCACTAAATGCTGTGTCAACGCCAAGCTGATATTTTTGCAATTCTTCGCCGCTGCCGCCAGCGACCAGAACTTTGTCGCCAAACTGAACAAAACGCCAACGATCAGCACCGCCCAAAGCATACCCGCCAGATTTCGAGCTATCGACCAGATTGTTGTTCGCTGAGTTGTATTTATAGAGTTTTGTGTCATCACCAGCGAAAAGCGTCACGATGCCTGTGTTGTCTTTGCCAGCAAATATGCCTCTAATTGCACCAGTTGCAGCATTGCTAACAGGCTCAAAGCCATGCAAAGAGCGATATCCGCGAGCCATCGGGATCACGTTTTCGGCTATTGTGACGCCCTTATTGTTTAGCTGTGGCTGGTCTGGTAGCCAATCCATAAACTCGATCATTGTATGAACCACACTCCAGAGGTGTCCGGCACCACTGTCCAATCTTCACCTAAAATCGCACCTGAAGCAGTCGCAGTCGCCGCTGTGTCTATCCCAGCCGACCCCTCAAAATTAAAGGTTGCATTTGGCCTGTCTGCGGTCGCTGTGGCAGTTGTAGTGACAGTTGAGTGAACATTGACCACATAGTTGAAATCTGGATATGGCAGAGTGATAATCGCAGAGGTTGCGGCTGAACCAGTGAACGCCTGAATGTGCGTGATGGTTGCCGTTGCGCTTGTGTTCACAGCCGCCGCATCACTCAAAAGCCTTAAAGCAATGGCAGAGGCAGAGACAGCCCCAGCCGTTGTCGCAGACGCTGTGACGCCTTTCATATGGATCGCGCCAGCAGAGACTGTCACCGCTGTTGCCGCAGAGCCTGAAAAGGCTTTTGCCTTTGTTGGCTCATCAGCTTGGGCAGTTGCAGATGTTGCCGCCGATCCTGTGGCCTGATGAACCACAAGGGCATCTAGAGCGTCCATCGACCCATATGAGTTGATGGCGTCTAGGTTGCCCCATGCGCTCAGTTCATCCAGAGTTGCCATATATTTAGGCCGCAGTCAGAGTCAGTGATGATGCGGCAACTTTCAAAATGTCGCCAACAGCAATCGTTTTGGCTGTGTCAAAGCTCCCATGAAAAAGCTGGTTGCCGCCTGTTGATGCGTCATAGATCGCCCAATGCGAAACGCTGCCCCAGCTTGAGGTCGTTGCCGCTGGAAACTCGACAGCCGCATTGTTTGAAATAGACCCGCTTGCCGCAGATGCAAATGTGATGGCCTGACGTGCATAGCCATTGCCACTCAGCTCTGTTCCTGAGTTATCATCAGCCATCGAACCAGTTGAAAGGCCAAGATAGATGGCGGCTGGGGCGGTCGTTGATGTTGTGCCAGTAAAGTGATCTAGAAAAGCATTTTCCAGATAGTCGCTCATTGCGCTCATAATTTAGACTCCAGATGATTGTTGTTGATAGATTGATTGAGTGCGAAGTGTTGAACTGCCATACTGTGATCTGTCCTCATCGCGACGAACTTCCTCGATAGCGCGAGAAAATTTTTGATCATACAGTTGCGCCCTTTGCTCATCCATTAGGTAAATATAGGCTTCGGCAAGCGACCCGCTGAGATAAGCGTCGGGGTGACGTGTTAAAATGTTGTTTGTTGTTCTAGTGGCTGACAAAGGCTCAATGTCTCCCACATAAACGATCTCAGCCGTATAACCAGAGTCAGGCACAGGCCGCAGCTTTAGCTCATCGCCGATAATGCTAAATGAGACAGGCTTACCAGTCCCTGTAGTGCCATGATCGGTGTCCATCTGCGCTGGTGACTTATACGTCAAAACTGTCAGCGGGGATGTGAGCAACTTGACCTCGCGGATCTCCCTCATGTCTACAGGCAAACTTATATACTCATTGTTAGGCGTCAAAACCGCTGTCGCACGTTTTTCCTGAGAACGTGTCTCAAGCTCGCGAGACATTCTTGCCTCTGCAAGAGCGATGAAATCTGGGATCTGCTGCGTCAAGTCAGTTCTCGCGAGAAAGTTCGCGATTGCAGTTTGAAGCTGAGCATATGTCGAAATTGCCATCAGATATGTCCACCACTTGTCCTAAAAAACCGATTATCATAATCGTTGAGCCATTTGCGCCACTCTTTCGGGTTCTGATTTGGCTCGCCGTATTTTTCTTTTAATTGCAGATAGAGCGCGGCTGGGATATCGGCGACCTGTTGCCAGTGCTTCTGGGTGTTGCCGATCAGCTTGCCTTGCTGCCACTCATCTCTCAGCCGTTTATTTTGCTCAAGCACCTGAGAAACGTGTTGCTTTTGTTCGATAGTCCAACCACCTTCGGGGTTGTCGTGCATCCAGACCTCTGTGCCTCTGGTTGCGTCTTTATTCAAAAGTCGTTTTGCCATTTTTCCCTCAAAAGAAAAGGGGGCTGAAAGCCCCCTTCTCATTGTTGTTTGCCTGAACGATTAAGAACCGTTGAGATCTAAGATCATTCCATGGGCTTTAGGTGCCTTCATGACTGTGCTGAATTCCACAATGATTTGCATCTTTTCAGCGTCACCTGTGTTGCCAATGGCGTTCTCTGAGAAATTGCGTCCCGCAATGGTAGACAATTCCACATAATTCGGGTCGAGAACAAACAGGCGATCATTGCCCATGAATCGAGATGGCGTAATGGAAAGACTGCCAAAATCGTTCATGTAGACCGACACGCTGCCTGTAAATTGCGGTGCTTTGGCAGCAGTCGCGTTCACTTGATTTGTGATCAAGTTTGTTCCAGCTTGAGCCAGATCACTGATGTTCGAGCGGTTGACCGCTGAGCAAACAAGCATCTCTGGCGCACCGCCGTCCGACCATGCGTCTTGAGTGGCGTCGTCAATGAGAGCCAGTGTCAAAGCGCGGTCAGTGCCACCTGTTGGGGTGTCTGTACCATCGCCAGTGGCGAATGCCCCGCCTGCACCCACTGAGCCATTTGTGATAAATGACGTCAATGATGCTGAGTAACGTGGCGCACCGCTATCGCGAGCTTGATCGGTGTTGCCAATCATATGCTCGATGTCACGGCGCAGTTCGAGGCCTTTCAGAACCTTCTGATCATTTTTCTTCAATCTGAGTCGCTACCTCAGACCCGCCTTTCGGCTGCTCATGCTTTCGTCATGAGATGAGACTATATCATCACCATTGCTGGTGTCGGGAGCTTCGGAGCCGCTTGGCTCCTACGAGTGCAATACTCTAGTCGTTGAACCTTCCTCAAATGAGGCTTGGCTGCTGATTGCCATATCTTTTCAGACTTAGGGTTTCCAGCAATTCACCCGATTTTAATTGCCCTATCAGTGAATGGTTAAGGCAACTTCGCGATCACGTCCAGCTTTGTCCACAGCGTCCAAAGTTTTAGAAATGATCACGCCTTTTTGAGCTATCTGGTGGTAGTTACCCAGACGTGTCGTGGCTGTTACGCCAGTGTCGGCCATGTCAGCACCCTCATTAACGGCGTTGACAGCGGCTGTTGCAAGTTCTTGACAATTTGTTCATCAGAGTTCGCTAATTCTCTGACCGTCTTTCGACCGCTTATGGTTATCCCATAAGTTCAGACCATATCTTCACCCGCTATTGCGGGGCTGTGCGCTTCCACTCGCTTGAGTGTACTCCCAGATGGGATGGTCGTTGCTCGTTCCTCTTTCGAGGCTTCGATCAGGATTGCCCACGCCTTGTCGCGTTTGGGGTTTCCCTGAGTTCACACAGTTGCGACCCACCATTGCTGATGGGCGAGGCTCAAAATCAAACCTGCCATTCAACAAAGACACCATTCGAGGTGGTCTTTGACATTGCGGAGAAAATTGGGGTCTCGTCAGAGTCCCATTTGTGTTTGCCTGCAAGCGTTAATCACAGGCCGCTTTCGCGCTCATGCTTTCACATGAGATCGGATCATATCTTCACCCCTTTCGGGGGCTGTGCGCTTCGGACTCACTTGAGTCCTACTCCATAAAGGATGATCTCTGAACCTTCCCTTTCGGGCTTGGCTGCTGATTGCCCTCGTCTTGACGTTAGGGGTTCCCAGCAATTCACACAGTTTCAACTGATCATTGCTGATCAGCGAGGCTCACCCTGAACCTTGTAAATCACGTCTGCTAGATTCTCCTTTTCACCAGCAGCGAGAGTGGTTGTGAAAGTTGCCATTGCAACATTCCTTTCTATCCAAGAAGTAAGTCCACAGCGGCATTGATTGACCGCTCCTGATTAAGACGATTTGCCAGTTGGCGTTTGCGTCTGCTTTGACTTTCACCCTTGGGGCGAGGAACTCCAGCTTTTGCCATCTTCGGTGCTTTTCTCACCTTCTTTTTTGCGGCGTCAGTCTGACTTGTCAGCTTAGACAACCGCCATGAGTCATAGAGTGCTTTGACCGCCCGATGGTCTGATGCGACCTGTATTTCTTCGGGGGTGTAGCCAAGAGATTTGGCATATTCAACGACCTCTTTGCGCTCAGAGATCATCGTTTTTTCATCCCGCCATGCTGGGATTGAACCCAACATTTTCTCTTTTTCTTTGACTAAATGTTGTTGAAACGCCGCCTGCGTTTCGGCCTGTTGTTGCTGAGCGATTTGCATTCGCTGAGCGTCAATGACCTGTTGCTGGCTTTTGCGTTCATTATACAACTGGACGGCTCTGGTGTATTCTTTCGCGTCCAACTCATCATATAATCTGTCCCAATCTGGCTCTTGAGCCGCTATGGATTGCAGATGATTGTTGAGTAGTTCAAGCCCTTGCGCATACTC